ATTCACTTAGTCACTCGATTAAGTAACCTCTCATATCTACTAAGCGTGGAAACACGCCGAGGATATGCCTTAATGGGTAATCTTGGTTCCAAACCAAGAGCCTGTGGTAGGTCAGCGAGTTGTTCCAGCCACAACCAGTGGCCGAAGACAGTTTGCTGGAATACCTTACGTACCTTCTCGTCGAAGGTACGGGTGTCAGCGTATATCACGCTAGCACATGGGTCGTCCAGGGAATTATTCTGGATGGTCCTAATGAGCTCCGTTAAGGAACTCACCGTGTTCTGCGCCATAAGGGCTAAAAACTTCTCAGTATCCAAAAAGGAACTGAGATAGTTCGAACCCTTAGTGCTCATGTTAAGTCCAACAGGTGGTAATAGATGCATTACTGCATCAAAAACCTTCTGCTGCCTAGTGGTCATCAACTCCCGAGACCGACGTCCCAAAAGGGACGCAAGGTCAAGGAACGAATCGTTGCTCATCTTTCTCCACTTTAACTGAGGTATTACCCGGTCAGGTGTTACAACCTTTCCAGCAAATTCCGCAGATAAGGAGGAAGAAAGAGACTTCTCTGAGGAAAAAGGACAACCTGTTCGCCTAAGAAAACTTAGGTAACGATTGTACAATTCTTCATCGAAAATCACTACATCGTCTCCAACAACTAGGAACTTGTTAGTCTCGTGTTCAGCGAGAAATGCAAGCACTAGTCCATGCGTTAGAGTAAACGCAAAGAAACTAGGATAGAGACCAAGGGGTTGGCCACGTGCCCATCGTAAATTGCCATATTTTGACTTCCAATCCATTCGAGAAACTTTCTCAAATAGACGGATGTCGGATATGTTACCAAAGATCTGCCTAAGAACCATCAACTGTAAGTCCAAAGGGAAATAATCGGTTGCAGAAGAAAGGTCTACAGAATAGACCACTCTGCCCTGCCGAAGTTTCTCTTGGATTATAGGAAATGCCTTAGACTGATCGAAGGTACAATCCCACGGTAAAGATTGAACAATCTTACCCAGGGAATCACCAAGCGGTTTTAAAGCCAATTGGTGAATACGATAAGGGGACGCAACTGACCTCAGTTTATATCCGGGTTCTTGGATAAAATGGACCTCACCAGCAAAGCTGGTATAATCTAATTTATCTAAGTGGTGGAAACGAGTAGGGAATCCAATATCTTTCGTTACAGGACCGTAAAGGTCAATGAACTCAAGATAGTGGGCCAGATTCTTCGAAGTCCTTAACCAGGAAAGCTCTGCAAGGATATTCTTATCCTGCGGGGTATAACCTTGGTTGTGGGGGAGAGGAGCAATCTTTTCAGGGCTTCCTCGATATGTAATCAATCGATTATCACATCGCGTAACCTGTTGAGAACCAACTAACATCTCAGCTGTCCAGGTGATCTTGGTAAGATCATCTAGGTTGAGACCGGTAGGAACCTGACATGAAACTGCACTAAGAAACTTCTTAAGTTGGGACGGAGTCTCAACCTTTGAAGTTTCAGAAGTGTAGATGCAGAAACACTGAAGCGTACGAGAGAATTGCTTCTCTCCAAGCTTCGCCCAATTGAATAATGCGCCAATAACTCCATAATATTTACCTCTTTTGTTCTTACGAACATATGGGGTAAGCATGTTGAAGTTACTGTGTTGTCTTATCAAGTCAACTTTGAGGGACTTGAACCTCTTGACCGCCCATTCAGGGCCGTTGTGGGTTACCCAATGACACCATAAATCCACCAAAAGTGGATTAAGGTGACGAGGTGTACCTATAACCGATAAACGATGACACAGTGCATCCCGAATACTACTCCGAATGGAGTTCATAACTGCTCCTTTCTGGCTTACGCCTGACTGGATTCGTTAGGTATCAGGATGGTGACGTACCATCTTTTGGGGGTGAGTGATCCCTAGTCATGTTCCTAAGATTACCTTTGAGATCATTGACAAGATAAACGAATTCACTTGAATTAGAAGTTGTCTGGTCCCAACGCTTGAGGTAACTATCTATAACATCAATCAGATTCTGAATCTGAGTGATAAGAAGAGCAGACCCATCAAAAGGGGTGATTACAACCTTCTCCCTTACAGGGGTAAGGTCGGTCATCTCTATGATGTTGGTCAATTGCTCGTCAATATAGTCCCTTAACTTACCACTTGGTAAGTTGGGAAGTTGCTTCTTAGCATGGGTTACAAACAATAACCTCTCCAAGAGAACCGATATTTTATCGACAATCTCATCAGTAATAATAGGTTTCATGACAC